TTTTCCACGGCAGGGATGTCGAACCTGATGATGTTGTGACCAATGAGGACAGGTGCTTCCGTGAAGAAGATACGCATAGCCTCATGGTCATGTGTATGATGCACATTTCCATCGTCACCCTTCCACGACAGGACGTGTATCTTTGTCATCTGATCTAACAGACCGTCTGTTTCAATATCGAATACTGGCATTTGTTCTCCTAATAAACAACTCTGGGTGATTCAGGGTTTGGGTAATCTGGTTCAAAGAATACTATTGGCTTCCTGTCATGCTCTACAGACTTCCAAAACTCTTCACAAAGATTTAACAGCTTACCTATATACTCCTCACAAAAGAAAACTAAAGCCTTTTCCCATCGACTGTTACCAAAAAAAGCAGACAAGTAACAAGAATCAGCCCCTGATAAATAACAATATAACTGCATTTGTGGCATATAAGAATTCACCAGTTTTTGTATATTAGACGACTCATGTGAGTGTTTTGCTTCTAGTAGTCGGTTACTTTCTCTTATAAATCCATCTATTGTACCCTTGTATGGGACGGTATTATGAGTGACACGAAAAGATTTTTGTTGGTCTGTCACAATATCCCCCGTTTCATATTCAAACCATTTTATGTTTAAGTCTTCAGTTTGAATACCCATCTGTACGGGTAAAACTCCTGATAAGTCTTTAGGTTTTACTCTGCCAGTCTTTACATTCCAAAGTTCGTCCCACTTGCCATTCACAATAGAGTACATATCACTCCCACCCAGAAAACCTTGTCTGTTATTCATCACGATCTTCCTCACAAAAAATACCACACTCAAAGTTGTAGTTTTTTAAACTACGTCCTTTTGCATCTTTAGATAGTTCATCTAAGAACATTCTTTTACCTTTATAATACACAAGTTTTGCACCTATATCTCGTGATTGAGTTGCCCGATGTTCAAAAACCTCTGGGAAAGTTTCACGCACCAAGTTCCAATAAGTGGCTGAACCAGCTTTAACACAACCAATACAATTAGCATTAGGATAACCTAATTTATAAATGTAGGGTAGATCAATGTTAGCTACATATTGTATAACATCAAAGCACTTTTGTTTATCAAACCCGTGGTCTATGAGGGGTGTTAATAAAGTGTCTCTCTCAGTTAAACGAAACCTGTCAGCCCGTTTTTGTTCTTCTGCTGTAAAACCCAGTACGGTATAATCAGGTTTATTTACAGCTTCCCACTCTTGTCTAGCTTTTTTCTTAAGCTCTTGTGTGCAAGGCGCACCCATAGGGCCAGACATAAACTTACGGTCTGACCAAACATCTACGCAAGACTGATTGGGGTACTTACTACGAGTAGCAAATTCTATCGGATGATCTAACCACTTTTCTACATCTTTTAAAAAGCGTTGATTATCTTCATGCTCCTCTTCAATGGGATTATTAACAATAGAGATTTTATTTTTACCCCCATATTTATCTAGTGTCAACTTTGCAGCAACTGCTGACGCAGCACCGCAAGAAAACCAAACTGCAATATGTTTATTTTCCATTATATTACCTCTCGTAATGTGAACGTATCGTAGTTGAACCGCATCTTACCTGCTTGGCCTTCCTCAGAGGATGGACGGTTCTTCTCAATCTTGAGATACGTTGTGTTGCGTTCCTGTAAGTCTTCAGCTTCTTTGTCACGATACAAGTCGATGATAACTGATGCACGTTGACCAATCATCTTACAATACTTGAAATCACCGTTCTCGTTAGTGTGACCAATACTGACAATACCTACGTTTAATTCTGCTGCAAGTTTAGACAGACGTACTGACAGGTCAGCCAACTGTTGTTCTTTGCTTTCCTCAGATGATCCAGAGATGACATCTTGGATAGGCTCAAAGAACACAAACTTACAACCACATGCCTGACTAAAGAACCTGATCTGGTCAATCAAATCTTCAGCCCCTTGACCATCACCTAAGTAGAACTGATAGAAGTTCTCGTCCTTAGTGATATCTTTGATAGCCTGTATGACATCCTCTTCTCGTCCTTTCTCTTCGATCAAATCCCTACGTGTCAGATTGTCGTTCAAGTGATAAGACACAAGACCAAGTAGAGACCGTAGTTTGGTTTCTTCTAAGTGCCATGCAGCAATAGGTACACCATTTGTAATCATACGATATTCCAGATACCGCATTAGCTCTGTCTTACCGATACCTGTAGGTGCTTTAAACACTGTGAAGTGTCCTTGCATCAGACCTAAGATTTTGTCGTCTAGACCTTGGATACCTGTTTCTACATATACATGCTCTGGTGTATCGTGATACAAAGACAAGAACTGGTCAGAGGTGTTCAGGATGTTCTCAGGTGTATACTTCTTGGCATTCCACCATGCACCCTTGAACTCTGCCTGTGCGCCATTCTGTAGGAACTCGTTAGCATCTTTGTATTTGTCGTGTGGTACACGATAGACCTTGTTAGGGAATAACTTAGCCATACGATCTGCAAGAGCATTACCTGCGTCATCATTATCGACAGACAGGATTATCTTCTCAAACCCATCTAGCCATTCCTTACAGTTCTCCCAGAGCTTCTTAGATGGCGTAGCAGAGGGTAATGAGACTACAGGGTTAGTGTAGCTGCTCTTAAGCATTTGTGCCACTGACAGGGCATCTAACTCGCCCTCTGTTACCGTTACCATCTTGGACGACCCAGATGTAAACAAGTTCATACCAAACAGTTCATCACCCTTGAAGCCATCTTTAGTGTAGAATGCTTTCTCATCAAGACGACGAACCTTAATTCCCCCACTGGGGTACACATATTCCTGACGATCAGGGAAGGTCTTTACGCCATAGTCTTCCATTGTCGTAGCATTGATACCACGCATGGCTTGGTAACGACCTGACTCAACAGATTCTATTTTCTTAGGTGTATAATCTATCACATTCATATCATCCCATTCCTTATTCCCACTGGTGGGGTATTTCTCTTTTGCCCAGTCAAACATCTCTCGTTTGGATGGGTATCCTGTGTTGCAAGCGTGGCACTTCCCATAACCATCAGTGTTATAACTGAAAGCATCAGAAGAGCCACACGACACATAAGGACACGGTTTGTGTGCTAATTCTGCCATTTAAAATACCGACACTACTAACCAGTTATTTTTATAGGCAAACATATTACCAACTAACAGTTTTGGAGTACCTGATATTTTCTCAAGTATATGGTCAACAGACCCATGAGATTTCTTGCTCATATTCTTAAACACCTCTTGATTAAGAAACTGGAGTTTATGGTTTGTAGACCCAGTTTTAAAGTGTAACCTTGGAATCCAAGGATATGATTTAGAAGAATTACCTTCCTTGATATTCTTGTTCTTCTCTAACGCAAACTTAACAGTGTCTCTAGGCTCGACGACAGCTATTGATAGCCTCTTTTCATTAGCCTCTGCGATTGAATCAACCCTTGGCAACATTTTCAAGATACTATCTCTATCATTAACGATAGATTTAACTGTTATACGACTGTTGATATTTTCGTGAACGTCAACACCACGAGGGCCATGTATCTTCCAACTCTCATGTCGAGTGTCTTTTGGATTACGTTCAAGTTTTATCTCACAGACAGAAAAGTCTGGTGGTAGGTTCTTCATGGCTAACGGATAGACCCGAAGAAACTGACGTAGTTCTGGTGAGAAAAAGATACTGCATACAGTCTGACGACCCTGACGATCTATCTCTGGATGTGTCTTACCTAGTAGGATTGCATCTTCAATAATCATTTGTTTGCCTCTTTCGTTTTCTCAATCAGAACATCACCATGACAACCATCAGGACAACACCAACATACAAGAAGTTTACCTGACAGTTCACCTGATTTAAGACGATGCAAAAGACCGTCCTTCATGTCGAGATACTTGCGATACTTATTAATCACAGTCTCACGATCACCATCTTCACCAATGACAAAAGGGTTACCCCAATCAGTGCCACGAGTAATCTTTACGTCAAGACCTTCAGCCTCAGCCCAGTATAGTAATGCACTATCTACAGGTTCACCATCATCCCCCTTACTTAGGTTTGCTAATGCTACACCACCTTTCTCAATCTTACGGCGACGATCCATCTGACTTTGTGTCCACCCTTGCGACAAGAAAGATTTAACTTCTTTTACACGTTGACGAAGACGCATGACTGAGTGACCCTCACGTTCACACTCGTCTAACAGTTTGTCTTGTTCTTCCCTGGGGAGGTCGTTTGTCTCCAAGTGATGACCAAACGTGAGATTGGCCCGACGTCGGGCCTTTTCAAAAGTAGAACAGACCGCAGCAGTGTTTTTGCAGGTCGAGTATGATGGCCCATCCCAATCCTCACTTTCCACTAGTGCCTTACGTTCACCGTACTTGTGACCTTCGTTCCACCAGTCACCCAAACGCCATTTGTAATCTGAATAATCTTTGTTTAACGACAATCCCTCTTTGACCCAGTTATCGTAGTCTGTCGAGTTTAACATGTTTTCATTAACGACAGGTTGATTACCACTTACGTCGATAAAGTCTAATACTTCAGCTTCCATACTTATGTTTCCTTCTCTAGTAGTTATAGTATACCTAAGCAGAAAACTTAAGTTATACGTAAAGGGGAC